TGGTGTTTTCTACCGAAGAATCCGCCGTGGAACGCTGGTTCGGGATGGAAGTGCTTGGTCATCTTCCAAACGAAGTCAACATGTCACGCCTCGCCTCTGGCACGGCGGCATTGCTGGTCAATCATGACTGGAATGATGTGGTGGGGGTGATTGAGCGTGCCAGCATTGACGGCGACCGCAAAGGACGTGCGGATGTGCGTTTTGGGCAAAGTGCCCGTGCGTCCGAAGTCTTTCAAGATGTCAAAGACCGTATCCGTTTGAATGTATCGGTGGGGTATTTCGTCAATCGCATCCAGTTGATCACCGCAGGGAAAGACGGCGAGCCGAGCACGTACCGCGTCATTGACTGGGAACCGTATGAAATCTCCATTGTGTCCATCCCCGCCGATATTCATGCAGGTATCGGGAGATCAGAAACGCGGCAACGCCCCTTGGTCATTCTTGACCAAGCACCTTTAACCACTCCACCCCTTAACCAACCCCAACAAAGAGGAATTTCTATGAATACCATCGTTACTCAAACCGATCCCAACCCTGTGAATCTGGATGCTGTGCGCTCTGAAGCACTTATCACAGAGCGTAAGCGTGTGAACGCCATTAACGATATGGCGGCGCGTCACGCAAAAACCCTGCCAGAAGTGCAGGATATGGCACGCCGCCACATTGAGGGCGGTCAAGACATCAATGATTTTTCAGTTGCCGTACTGGATGCCATTGCAGCGCGTGATTCCAAAGCCGTGCAAAAAGTCGATTGTGATCCCAAAATCGGTCTTAGTGATCGTGAAGCTGACTCCTTCAGCATTTGCCGTGCCATTGAATCGGTGATTGCGGGAGACCGTCGTATCGCGCCGTTTGAAATGGATGTCATTGATGCAACGCGCTTGAAATATGCGGGAATCAAGAAGTTTCAAGGTGAAATCCAAATTCCATCTGATGTGTTGTTACGTCAACGGGCGGTGTCGCGTGAAAGAGCAACGCGCACTATGCTTGCGGGCGGTTCTGGTGTCGGTGCTGAATTGGTTGGAACCTTCCATGATGCGGCAAACTTCATTGATTTGCTGCGTGCAGAAATGCTTGCTACCAAACTTGGAGTGCGCGTCATTTCGGGGCTGGTGGGGAATGTTGCTATCCCAAAAATGACCAGCGGTGTGACGGCTTACTGGATTAGTGAGGGAGGCGAACCAGCGGAATCAAATCCTGGTACAGGGCAAGTAGTGCTTCAACCGCGCACTATTGCGGCGTATGTCGATTTGTCACGTAAGCTGATCCAGCAATCCTCTCCTGATGCAGAAAGTTTAGTGCGTGAAGAGATGGCAATGCGTCTTGCGCTGGGAATTGATCTTGCCATCTTCAGCGGTAGCGGTGCATCGGGGCAACCAACAGGCATTACGGAGACCACGGGTGTCGGTGCTGTTGCCATTAGCGGTGCAATCACCTGGGCAAATCTGGTGGCGTTAGAATCCGCCGTTGCTACCGCGAATGCGCTGATAGGAAGTACGCATTACGTCACTACCCCCGCCCTGCGCGGAACCATGAAAACCACATTAAAGGCAGCTGGAGTGTCTGGTTGGTTATGGGAAGATGGTGAGGTCAATGGGTATGCAGCTCATGCAAGCAACCAAGCCCCCGCTGCAAAAGTCATCTTTGGTAACTTTGGTGACGTGCTTGTTGGGGAATGGGGAGGGCTGGATATTAACGTAGACACATCCACCCTTTCCAAATCAGGCGGGGTGCGTCTGGTGACAATGCAGGACGCAGACGTTGCCATCCGTAACCCTCAATCTTTCGCTGTTGCAGCGTAAACGGAGGCAGTGATGACGGAACAACCGAACATCCCCACCATCACCGTGATACACCCCTGCTTTGTGGCGGGGGTGATCGTGCAGGCGGGGGCAACATACCGAGTGGGGGAAGTGGACACGCTCATTCATGCGGGGAAGGCGAAGCTGACGCATCTGCTGAGCGATCTGGATAAAGCCACCATTGAGGGCTATCAGGCAAAGCATGCAAAAAGTATTGCGCGTTCCGTTCCCTTACCCCGTGCCACTGAAACGCGTGGCATTACTGGCTTGGGGCAACCACCATCAACGGATGGTGACTATGCCACGTTGAACCTTCAGAAGCTGCATGCGGAACTGGAAGCACGCAACATCACCTACGGAAGCCGTGTCAGCAAAGCAGAATTGATTGCCTTGCTGGTAGCGGATGATACTGCCAAAAGTGAGGCGGCATAACCCATGGCATTCGCAGAGAATATAGGAGTTTTCTTTGACGAAGATGATTTTGCAGTGAGTGCCACGTTCACCCCGCAAGGGGGGAGTGCATCTTCTGTGAAAGGCATTTTTGATGCAGAATATGCAGCGGTGGAAGGGGACGGGCAGGTAGCCGTCTCCTCCACCATGCCTGTATTCCACTGTGCCTCTGCAAGCGTACCGAATGCGCATAATGGGACGCTTGCGGTCAATAGCAAGACGTACCGTATTGTGGAAGTCAAGCCCGACGGTACGGGCGTGACCATCCTTGCGTTGGAGGATGAATCATGACCCATGCCCGCACCCAGATACGCAATGCCGTCATCACCGCTGTGACGGGACTCGCTACCACAGGCAGTCGCGTTTTTGAAGGGCGTATCTATCCTCTGGCAACTGACGAACTGCCTGCGCTTTGTGTCTATACGCTGAATGAATCATCCGAGCGCATTTCTACCACCAGCCTACAACGCGATTTGGAACTGGTGGTGGAAGCGTACGTTCACACCAGCGTGAGGTATGATGAGCTGCTGGATAGCATCGCAACGGAAGTGGAAACCGCCATTGCTGCAAATGCTGCATTGCAGGCATTGGTGAAGGACATCACGCCTGTGCAGTTTCAAAAAGACCTGATGAAGGAAGGTGACAAGACCATTGCCGTTGCCATCCTTACCTTCCGTTGCATCTACATCACCCATCCATCCAACCCAGAAACCATCAAATAAAGGAGATACGTTATGGCAAATCATGCAGGCAAAGACGGTATTGTTAAAATCGGCACCAATATCGTCGCAGAAATCAAAGAATGGAGCATTGAAGAAAGTGCCACCTTCGAAGACACAACCTCCATGCCCAATACGTCTGGTTACAAAACCTTCACGCACACCTTCTCTGAGTGGAACGGGACACTCACCTGCATGTGGGATGAAACTGATACCGATGGGCAAGGGGCGTGTACCATCGGCGCATCGGTGAATTTGCGCGTGTATCCCGAGGGAGACGCAACAGGAGATAAATATTACAGCGGCACGGCACTCATCAGCGGCATCACGCGTACAGGCGCAGTGGACGGGATGGTGACGGCAACGTTCAGTTTCAAGGGTAGTGGTGCACTGACACTTGCCACTGCCACCTAATCATTCACCATAAGGAGCATACCCATGTCATTTTTATCTTCAGCGAAAGACCATTATTCCAGCCTCATTGATGCCACGCAGTCCATTGAAATTCCCGAATGGAAGGATGGGCAAGGCAATCCCCTCCGCATCTATTATAAGCCGATGACGGTAGCAGATCGTATCCGCATTCGTAAACATGCCAAAAACGATGCAGAGCTTACCATTGAGGTGATTATTGCTAAGGCGATAGACGCAGAAGGCAACCCCATCTTCACCCGTGAGCATAAAATGGAATTGCTCCGCAATGTTTCTGCCTCCGTACTGGATCGCATCGCGCTTGAAATCAATGGTGATCCCGAAGTGTTGGATGTGGAGGAGCAGGAAAAAAACTAACCACAGATGTCGAATTACGGTTGATGTATGAGTTAGCAGACAGACTCGGCATCACCGTTCGGCATCTGATGGAAACCATGAGTGTGCAGGAGTTTTACGGATGGTGCGCCTTCCATAAACTCAAAAACCAAAGGAAATAGCCATGGCAGGACTACGCTTTACGCTTGCGGCATTTGACAAAACAGCGGCGGCATTTGCTTCGGTGGATAAGCGCATCAATGCGTTGCAGAAGTCGTTTTCTGGACTGAAATCCAGCTTTGGTGGTATAGCTGGTACAATCATAGGAGCGTTTGCGGGTGCTGGTCTCAAAGCGATTGTTGATTTTACCAGTAAAATTGATGATATGTCTCAACGCCTTGGTATTTCATCTACAGCATTATCAGGGCTTGGGTATGCCGCCAAGCTAGGCGGCGTAGAGTTGGATGGTCTGGGTACATCGCTCAAAACCATGCAGGACCGTATCTCTAATGCTTCCATGGGAGCCAGAGGAATCAGTGCATCATTTGCTGAACTTGGACTCAGCGTCCAACAATTAAAATCTCTCTCCCCTGACGAAGCCTTCAAAGTCATTGCTGAATCACTCTCTAAGGTAGAAAACCAAACCGACAAAACCCGCCTTGCAATGGATGTGTTTGGCAAATCAGGAGCCGATTTAATCCCCATTATGAATGGGGGTGCTGAAGCCATTAATGCCGCACAGCAAGAATTAAATGAACTGAATGCCGTTGTTGATTCTGGTATGGCACAACAGCTAGGAGGGCTTGGCGATGCGTGGGATTCTATGGCAACCGCTGCTCAGGGGGCTGGAATGCAGTTGGTGACATTCTTTGCACCTGCACTTGAAGCAGTCGTAAGCGGTATTACCACATTGCTAAAATGGATTGGTTATCTCGGAAAAGGGTTGCGCGGAATGCAAACGGGACTTGCCATTGCCATGGTGAGAACGTCTGAGTTTTTTGGAGATACCAACGCAGAAGCGGCAGATGCAGCGGTTAAAAAACTGGCTGAAAATTGGTGGGACGTTGCAAATGGTACAGATGCGTCAAACAAATTTGTAAAAGATTTCACTGAAAATTCAAAGCGCGGAGCCGCTGCCGCAGACAAAATTTCTAAATCTATGAAACCCATTGCCATTTCACGTACCAAGGATAAAACCACCACCCCACCCACTGCATCGGTAAAAAGTCCGATTGAAAATGATCTTGTTCAGATTAAAGACACGGGTGTGGAAACTGCCCAAATCCTCAAAGATTCCTTCAAGGATGCACTCGGTGGTGTGGGGCAGGACTTTAACAGCATGGCAGATATTGCCACGAATGCGATTGACCGCATCCGTCAAAACATGACCGACAAAGCCGCCAATATCCTCACTGACAGTCTGTTTTCATCAGGAGAAGGCTTATTGAACGGCGCATTGCAGGACATTTTCCGTCCCTCTAGCGGATCGGTTGGACCTGTTAATGTGCCAAGCATCAGCGATTTCTTCGGGGGTTTCTTTGCTAATGGGGGCAATTTTCAAGGCGGCAAACCGATCATCGTAGGTGAGCGCGGTCCTGAGATGATCCTGCCACGTGGCAGCGGTACAGTCATTCCGAACGAGGCAATGTCAGGAGGACGCGGCATTAGCGTCACCATGAATATCCACACCCCCGATGCGGGCAGCTTCCGTCAATCCCAAAGCCAGATTGCCGCTGAAGCCAGCATGGCAATGCAGCGTGCTAGCCGTAATCTGTAATATGTTGATAGTCATTTTATCGCCTATAAAAATGCAGCATTTTTAAGCCGAATGACTATAGGATAAATCCCTTCACGCACCTCCTATAGCGGCGGTATCATAGGGATATGAGCTTTGTTGAAGTGCAATTCCCCACTGATATTTCGTTTGGCAGCACGGGCGGTCCAGCTTTCTCCACCGATGTGGTGACCACCTATGGCGGGCATGAACAACGCAACGCTAACTGGTTGGAGGCACGGGGGCGGTGGAACGTGGCACATGGTGCAAAAACGCCTGCGCAAATTGCAACGCTCTTAGCATTTTTTCGGGCACGACGTGGGAAGGCGGTAGGGTTCCGCTTCAAGGACTGGTCGGATTATGCTGTTGTTGCAGGGAATATCGGCACGGGAAATGGCAGTGCCACGACATTCCAACTTCGCAAGCAATACAGCAACGGCGGTGTGACCATCAACCGCACCATCACCAAGCCCGTCGCAGGGACGTTGAAGATTTACCTCAATGGGACACTCAAAACATCAGGTGTGACGGTGGATACCACCACAGGAGTGGTAACGCTCTCCCCCGCCCCTTCCAGCGGTGTGGTGATTACAGCAGACGTGGAATTTGACGTTCCCGCACGGTTTGACATTGATCAGATGATGCTCTCACTGGATACACTCAATTTAAGCGGCTGGAATGACATCCCCATTGTGGAATTGAGGATATAGAGGATGGTTCGCTCCCTGCCTGATAGTGATTTCCTTGCCCATATGGATGGTGCACTGACCACGCTTGCTACCTGCTGGAAGCTCACCCGTCGT